AACCATTGTTTCCCAGTCACGATCCGGTTGTCCCACTCATCATCTGCCATGTCCGCGACTGACTCATGCCGCGCACGTATCCCCGCGATCTTTTCGGCATCTACGCTGGGGCGCATTGCTGCGAGTGCCATCGGAATACGGATCACATCGACACGGCCATCCTCGAAAGCCCAGCCAACCCGCTGGCCGTCGAAGTCAGCCCAGCTATCGCTCTGCGGATCAATGGTTTCCTCGTACATTCCGCGCAGGAAATCGTCTTGCTCCAAAGCCTCCTGAACGGTTCCGCTCCACATGCCCTTGATGATCGCTTCGGCGGCCTCCTTGTGGCTGTGACAGATGACAGCATGGCGCCCGTCGCCTTCGTGAATGACGATGAAGGCGTCCTGATAGCGCTCCACGGCGCCCGTCTCTTCCACTGGCGTCTCTGTCTGTTCAGAGAGCAAGAGGGCGGCGCGGGCGCACTTGTCGTCACAATCCTGAAGCGTCTGGTCATCGACTGCACCAGCATCGTACTCATACAGAAGCGTGCCGCACGACGCGCGAAGCTCATTCAGCGCTTCTTCCAGTTCAGCGATACGCTTGCGTGCGTCAGTCATGTTGCCCTCCGGGCTGCTTTTGCTGCCTGTCGTTCCTGATAGCGACGTTGCTGTCGCGTCAGTTTCGGCGGCTCTTTTTCCTCTTCCTCAACGGTGCAGGTGCGGGCTTCCACATCGCGCAGTCTGCGCTCAACCGCTGCAAAGGCAAGCAGAACGGAAAGGCTTCCGGTGTACAGTCTGGTCGTCATTTCTTGTCTCCGAGGGCGTCCTGAACAGCAGTAAGCCGATCATTCAGGTAAGATAAAATCTCGTCGCTTTTGCCTTCCTTGACGGCAATGATCATCTGCTCTGCAAGTTTGCTATCCAGCCATTCGCGGAAGGCAGAGAGGGCTACCTCTGCAACAGGTTTTTTGTGCTTAATGGACCCTGTTGTTTGGTTGACTCTCTCGTTTCTCGACAGCGCCTCCGCCAACTTCTCACGCAGTGTCTGCTCTGTCATTTCTTTTCCCATTTGTACTTGTATCCTGGTGGTGGCTTCTGGAACCCGCGAGACTTGATCCTTGATCCGCCAGCGGCCTTGCGTTTGTCAGCCTGCGTCCTGCCTTCCGCGTAGCGCTTTGAGCGGGCGCGGGGCGTAACCTCTTTGAGCGTCTTGTTCTTGGCGCAGTCCACGCAATAGAGCGCGCGGTTATCCATCTCGTTGCCACCACCATCTGCGAGCGGGTGGAGGTGTTCATCGACAATCTGGCGTGGCTTGATAAAATCCAGGCGGTCTGCACACTTGGCGCACTTTCCGTCCTGCGCCAGAGCGAGACGCGCGAACTCCAAGCGGGTGAGGGGCTTGCGCTTCTCCACTTACGCCTCCTTGCTCAGAGCTGCGCGGGCAGCGGTGACCGCCTCAAGAGCCGTGTCAAAGTTCGCAAGCCCGACGCCTCCACCCATCGGCGTCCCGTGCACAAGATAAGGATACACCCACATACCATCTTCACGGTATGGATAGTGAGGGTGCTCTGTGTAAGCGCAATCAAGCGCCCACTCCAAAGCCTCCTTCAGCGCATCTCTTTCAGCGCAAACGCGGGCAAGCTGTTCCTGGAGGTCGTTTATGTGCGTGTTCATCATTATCCAATCCTCGCTGATGCGCGGGCATTGCTCTGCTCCGTCCGCCAAGCCTCGATAATGGCGTTGGCAGCAGATCGGCGGTCCCGCAGTTTGTAGTCCATTTCCGCGAGCGACTTTTTCTGTTCGAGGTGATCCAGGTACTGAGGATGCGCCCGCGCCCATGTTTCCTTTGCGGCGGCGCTCTTGCAGTCGTCCGGTGCGTCGTTCATCAGCTTTGCCAGAACGACCTTATCGAGATCCGACATGTGCTCATGTCCGGCCCGAGCCTTTGCAGCCTGACTGTCACGGTCAATCAGGATTTCCATGGCCCATTCAAGCTGCTTCTCGGAAATCATGCTGCCTCCGCATAGGCTTCCAGAGCCGCCACGGTGTCAGACACTTCCTTCAGGAAGGCTTCGACTTCGCGCTCCAGTTCTCCGATGAATTTCTCGTCCCGGTGCACGCGCTCCACATACATGGCGAGGTGCGCAGGCAGGCGCGGATCATAGGAGACAAAATCGCACCATAGCCGACCCGTGCAGGCCATCTGCCACTGGATCTGCGTGATGTATTTCTTGGGAACAGATTTGCCCAAGAGCGTGTCAATGTGGGTGGCGGTGTTCGGGCACTTAAACTCGACAAGCCCCTCGGCTCCCACGTATCCATCAGGGCTCGCGCCGCTGTCCGGAATCTTGTAGTGGGTGACAAACTCCGCAAGCTGCACCTCCACGCCCTGCAGGAAGGCGTAGGCGTCCCGCGCTTGCGGCTCCATATCCGTTCCCCATTGCATGGCAGCGTTAGAATAGCTGTCAGCAACAGTCCCTGTCAGACGCTCAGCAACAAGCTGGGCCATGTAGTTCTTCCGGCTGGCAGAATACCCGCTCTTGGTCTGGGCAATAATGTCCGCGATCCGCGATGCCGTTGCCTTGCCGCAGCGCTGCTGGAACCACTCGATTGATCCTTGTTCGATCATTGGGCCGGCTCCTTTTTCTGGGCTTCCAGCTTCTTCTCCAGAGCCTTTTTCAGATGCGGATAGTTCTTCATCCAGATTTCGGCCATGCCCTCGACCTTGGCGTATTTGAAGAACTCCTTGCGGTCGGATTTCGTCTGCTTCAGAAGATCGTCGAGAACGGTCATCTCTTCCGGACCAACAGTCTCTTCTTCCCGCTGCTGGCCAGCCCGGTTCCCGTCATCGTCGTGTGTGGCGATGTCGAAAATCATCAGCTTCAGATAGCGGCGCCCGTAGGTGGTGGACGAACCAAAGGCGTGCGTAGCGGTCTTGTTGGTTGTCCCCTTGATGCCGGTTGCGTCTTCGGGAATGTCGGCTTCATACCGCTTCTCGTGACCGTCCTCGTGCAGGAGGTCGCAGACGATCTTGTAATAGCCGTCCCGCGAGCTTTCGGCGGTCCCGAAGGTTGGCGCGAAACCATGATCGGCCAGGATCGGATCAATCGCGTCAGCAATAGCTTCCAGGTCGGAATAGTTGGAATTGGTCTGCTGGTTGCGCTTGTTCCGTGCCAGTGGCTTGATAAGCTTCTTGGCGGCAACGAATGAGCGGTTGAACGACTCCTTCGCATTGATGGCCTGCTGGCGCTCGCGCATCTCCAGCAGCTTCTCCATCTTCGCCACGTCGAAGTCAGGGTCGCAGGCCGCGCGCTCAATCAGTGACATGATCGGGTCTACACCCTGAACCGCCACGGCGCCTTCAGCCTTCTCTACAGTTGTGATTTGATTGCCGTCAGCCATTGTCGTCGTCTCCGTTGGGTGGTGTTTCTTCAGGCAGGAGCATCTCGAAGGCGTTGAGCCACTTCACGAACTCTGCAATATCCGACCGACTACAGAGCGTTACGTTGACCTCAATTCTGCCTCCGCGCTTCTCGATATATCCTTTGAATGCAGGGCGTGGGTCCATCACATCGTCTCCTTGCTTGCCATCCAGCTATCCCTTGCCATCCTTGCGAGCCTTCTATGCTCCGGCATGGCAGCTAAGCGCTTTGCTTCAGGGGCTTTCTCAAGAAGGCGTGCTGAAGCTTTTGTTGCGCCTGAGAGGCGGGCGGCGGTGTTGCGGTGAATTGCGTGCTCAAGATCAAACATTGGCTGTCTCCGTATCCGGAATGTGGTACCGCTCTACAGCTTCATGAATTGTCGGGTGGCGCTCGTGCATCTTACCTTCGCGCTTGTGGCGCTTGTGTAGGATCATCCGGAATCGACCCGGATTGCAGCTTGCGATTTCAAGGCGAATGCACCTATCATGAGCCATGATGACGGCGCGGGTCAGGTAGTCGAAATCGAACGTTGCCATGCGTCTTCCGGGTTCGGCATACGCGATGCCTTCCCCGAACGGCTTGATTGGTCCGTAGATGTGATGAAATCCACGAAACAGGTCTGCGAGCATTTCCACGCATTCCCACTGATCGTCTGTCATCCAATCTTTGCGGTGTGACATCTCTCACTCTCCATCCAGCGCATCGCCGCGAAGGACTCTTGCTGCGCATTCCAGTTGCTGGTCTTCCCGTGCTTTCATTGCGCGGTATCGTGCGAACTCGTTGTTCCTGAACCAGAGGGCCTGTATGTCCTCGCGGATTTCAGCGATCTTGGTTTCCAGGCGCTCGCGTTCGTGCCCTGGGTGATCGTGACTGGGAAAC